AATGGTATTTAGATAAACTAATTGTTGAGACTATCGAAGCTAATGAGAGTTAGTGCTAAGAGTGTGAAGGCAATCATATAGAGCATAAGTATCGTGGGTTCCTGGTTAGTTAAAGACAGGAACTCATTGTACTAATCACTTATCCATTACACGAATGCATTGTAGTTATCAAGACTATGATTAGAAGTAATTTCGTGTAATATTTAAATCCTACCAACTTGTAGTATTATTATAGCTAATTAGTGGTAGTGAGTGTACCGAAGGAACAGGAGCCTCCTTGAATGCCAGTAACAAGACTGACGAGGAGTGCTTCCTGCCCCTCCGATACAAGTCCGCACCATACTCCCATTGATAGTCACTATCAAGTCAATAGACTACATATGAACCTACCTTATACAATGATAAAAGTAACTTATAGATACTGTAAGTAACACTAATTCTATTGTGTCCACCCTTTAGAGATACCAGTGGGGTTCTACCGTCGTAGTTTACTTCATATGTATACACTGTAATGTCTATTGTAATACCTATTAGTTCTCAGTAGTCCACCGGGTGACATCGGTCTCCCCTCAATCGTAACCTGGTGGACTTCTGAGCCTTATGTACACGCTTGCTGCCTGAGTTTATCTGGGTTGACCTGGGATTACCTGGGTTGACCTGGGATAGCTTAGGGTGGACTTGAGAGGACTTGAGGGAGCTTGGGTGGACTTGGGTTTACATCCCTATTTTCAACCAAAAGAAAGACCCTTAGTCCAATATATTTTTCTATAAGTCACAAATGTCCTATGTGACAGGTACCGAACACATCTTATGGAGGTCGATAACATATCGATCGCCCTTAGTACCTGGGACACAGAGCCTATATGGATAAATGTCTATGATTCCAGGGACTCCTGGCTATCTAAATGACCCCCAATGGGTCTAATGGTATATGGACTTCAAAAACAAGGGTAAAGGGTTGACTTGTTGTTGTTGTTGTCTGCCTTCTTTGACCAGGGTCCCACCCAGGACCACTCTAGTTAACTCTAGTTAACTCTACCGCACACACACAGGATTTCCCCCAATGGCACTTGAAACAGGCACCTACATTGATAGCCTCAATGCAGCTAACCCTGCGGCTACAGACGCACTCTCTCAGGCTGATGACCACTTACGTCTTATTAAGGCCACTGTCAAAGCTACTTGGCCTGGTCTTACTGGTCCAGTGACTTTGTCAGCTGATGAACTAAACAAGAAGACTGCACTAGTTTCTGATGGCACCGATGTCACCTTTAACACAGGCATCACAGCAGACAAGGTAAAGACACTTCTTGGTATCACTGCACCTGTAGCATCCGCTATCACTGCTTTTACAGATAGTGAGGGTGAAATTACTCCTGTATTGGCTACAGGTATTACTGCTTTAGAGGTATGGGGCTTAGTGAAAGCTGCAGCCCTTGACTCTATTTATCCGGTAGGGGCTATCTATACGGCTATTACCAGTGGTAGTCCAGAGACAGTCTTTGGTGGTACCTGGGTATCCTTTGGACAAGGTAGAGTCTTAGTAGGACATGATGATGCAGCTGAACCAGACACTGACTTTGTTGCTCCTTCGGGTGACGGTAGTTCTGTTCTGTTAGGCGGTGCTAAGACACACACGTTGTCTATAGATGAGATTCCTAGTCATACACATGAATTTACTGCCCACCAGACAACCTCTGGGTCTAACAACCGCACAGGCGGTGGACCACTAACTGCAAGTCAATCTAGTACTACAGCGGCTACTGGTGGTGGTACTGCCCACAATAACTTACAGCCCTATGTAGTTGTCTATATGTGGAAACGTACAGCATAAGAAAAATGTATAACTTAAGGAACACAATATGGGACAGATACTCCCGGTCAGAGATGTTGGTGGCGTAGGCGTAGTCACAGACATACGTCCTGCGTCCCTCCCTATCAATGCTTTTACTAGGGGCAAGAACGTAAGATTCGATGAGAGTCGGGTAGGGCGTTCACCTGTCTTCCGTACTATTAAAGATTCCCTTGGTTTTAAACCTAGGTTTACTTATGCCATACCTTCCGACAGTAGTGGTGGGTATGCGTCAGTTGTCATTGTCTCTGATACTTTTGCAATCAAGCAGTACACCAATGGGTCGATAACATCCCTACAAGGGAGTATCTCTACGACCGCATCTAACATAAGCCCCCTTACAGGCACTAGCCTTGCAGACATAGCCTACATTAATAGGCGTGACCAAGTCCCTGTGTACATGGTAAATGGAGGCAGTAGCTTTGCTACCTTACCAAACTGGGACTCCACCTGGAGAGCTGAGTCTGTAAGGTCTTATGGTGATTTTCTCCTGGCACTTAATATTACTGAAGGCTCTACTTCCTTTCCTTCCAGGGTACGCTTCAGTAACCTAGCTTTAGCTAACTCAGTCCCAGATTCGTGGGATGCCTCAGACACAACTAAGTCGGCAGGATTCAATGACCTGGTACAAATGAAAACAGGTATTGTCGATGGGCTCACCCTAGGTACTAATTTTATTGTCTATGCCAAAGACCAAGTGTGGTTAATGGAATTCGTGGGTGGCACATTCATTCATAACTTTAGAAAAATCTTTAGTGACTGTGGTGTTATCAACCAAAACTGTATTGCAGAGGTTGAGGGAACACATTACGTTTTTGACTATGATGACATCTATGTCCATGACTCCCACTCACGGCAGTCTATCTGTGATGAGAGAGTAAAGAAGTACATATTCTCTGGACTTAACACAGCAAAAACTGACAGGTGTTTTGTTCACCATAACCCTGACTTAGATGAAGTGTTGTTCTGCTACGTATCAGGCGATGATATGGCTGAATACACTCACGGTGACCGTTGTAACAGGGCTGCTGTCTTTAACTATAAGAATCAAACGTGGTCATTCACAGACCTCCCTAACGTGGCTAGTTCGACTGTAGGAACCATTAGCTCTGCAACGACCTATGCAAGTACTACGTCTGTCTATGACACTATAGGTGGTAGCTACTACACGCAGGAAGCAGGCTATGACAACCATAGTATATTTGTAGGTGAATCTAATGCTACGGATGGGCTAACTTCAGACAAGTTATATGGCTTAGATTTAAGTGACTCTGGCAGTCTCTCGTTCCCCTTGGACACAGAAGCCAACAAGAATCCTTTTCTAGAGCGCGTAGGTATAGACCTAGATGAAATGTCTCCTCTCACCGGGTACAAAGTAATCTCTAAGATAGTACCGCAGGTAGACACTACAAATGCCAACAAGCAGTTTACTTTTAGCTTTGGTGCAGCAGATTTACTAGGGGACGTAGCTGTCTATGGCTTAAGCGTTACGTTTGACGGTGCTACAGACTACAAGATCGATACAAGAGCCTCTGGCAGATATCTGTCTTACAAAATGACTGTAGAGGACACAAAAGACTTTAGTTTCCTAGGTTTTGATACAGATGTATTGACTACAGGTAGGAGGTAGTTAAATGGCAAATCTTCCTATCCTTGGATACAAGAGACACATTAAACCTAAACTAAAAAAGCCACTTAATAAACTTTTGTCTGAGCCAAATGAGAGATACTTAGACGATGAGCTACAGCGCATAGAGAATGCCCTGATTACTCAAAAGGAAGCGGCTGACACTACTAATACATTAGCAGAAGGTGGTGGTACTGATGTAAATGCCAATACCACAGCAGCCATAGCAACTAGCGAAGCTACTTCAGCAGCAGCCATAGCAACTAGCGAAGCTACTTCAGCAGCAGCCATAGCAACAAGCGCAGCTACTTCAGCAGCGGCCGTAGCAACTAGCGAAGCTACTTCAGCAGCAGCTATTATAGCCAGTGCCAATTCAATTACTTCTGTCACTGACGGTTTAGCAGCAGATATTATATCCAATGCTGCCAGTATCACTTCAGTCACTGATGGTTTAGCAGCAGATATTATATCCAATGCAGCTTCTATAACCTCAGTCACTGATGGTTTAGCTGTAGATATTACCGCTAATGCAGCTTCGGCTACTTCAGTCACTAATGGTTTAGCCGCTGATATTACCGCTAATGCAGCTTCGGCTACTTCAGTCACTGATGGTTTAGCTGTAGATATTATTGCTAATGCAGCTTCATCTACTTCTGTCACTAACGGTCTTGCTTCTACTATCGCGACTAATGCGGCATCGGTTACATCTATTACTAATGGCTTATCTGCTGATATCCTTGCTGAATCTACCACTAGGGCTGCGGCTATTACCGATATTCTTGCAGGGTCGTTTTCTGGTACTGGTTTAGAGACTTTATTTACAAATGAGTCTAGCCAAAGAGTTACAGGCGATACAGCAATAACAACGACCCTGTCGCTTCTTGGTGCTACCAATGGTGCAGGGGATGCTTTCATATTAGATACGGCAACAACTCAAGTAAGCGCAACAGAATCTCTTGGTACTCGCTTAACTGCTATACAAACAACTACTGGCGCTAATACTGCGTCTATATCAGCAGAGACTACCGCTAGAACTAATGACGTAAGTGCATTGACTACGCAAGTCAACAATATGATTGCTACTGTAAATAATGCGGCAGGAAACAATGCTACCCAAGTCAATGCCGCAGCTATTGCAACAGAGTCTAGTGTTCGGGCTACAGAAGATACTGCTATTGCTAACACAGTAACCGCTTTGACTGCTACGGTCAGTGGTAATACTTCAGCTATCAGTAGCGAACAAACAGCAAGAGCTAATGCCGATACTTCTTTAGCGTCAGACATTACAGCACTTACCGCTACGGTAGGAACTAATGCAGCAGCGATAGTCTCAGAAACTACAGCTAGGGCGAATGCTGATACCTCAATAGCTTCTGATATTACAGCTTTGACTACAACAGTTGGAAATAACACAGCCGCTGTTCTGGCAGAAACTACAGCTAGGACTACAGCAGATACCTCCCTAGCTTCAGATATTACGTCCTTAACTACAACTGTAGGGAACAACACCGCAGCTATTACTTCAGAGTCTTCTGCTAGAACAACAGCAGATACTTCTTTAGCTTCAGATATTACTGCGCTGACTACCACTGTAGGTACTAATACTGCTGCAATAACTTCAGAGTCTTCTGCTAGAACTACAGCAGATACTTCTTTGGCATCCGACATCACAGCTTTGACTGCTACAGTCGGGACAAATACTGCGGCTGTGGTAGCAGAGACTACCGCTAGAACTACAGCAGACACTTCCCTTGCTAGTGACATTACATCCCTGGCAACTACGGTCAGTGGCAACACTGCGGCTATCACTAGCGAAAGCACCGCACGTTCTACCGCAGACTCTAGTATTGCCTCAGATTTAACAGCGTTAACAACGACTGTGGGCAGTAATACTTCAGCGATAGTGGCTGAGACTTCAGCAAGGTCTAGTGCTGACTCTTCTATAGCTAGTGACATTACGGCACTCACGACAACTGTCGGTAATAACACAGCAGCAATCGTGAGTGAAACTTCAGCACGTACCACAGCAGATAGTTCACTCGCTAGTGACATTACATCTCTGACTACCACAGTAGGGAACAACACAGCAGCTATTAGTAGCGAATCTAGTGCAAGGACTACAGCAGACGCTAGTATTGCGTCAGACGTGACTGCTTTAGTTACTACTGTAGGAAATAACACAGCAGCAATTGTGGCAGAGACTTCTGCTAGGACTACCGAAGACACTTCCTTAGCTTCTGATATTACAGCCTTAACTACTACAGTAGGTAATAACACAGCGGCTATAACCAGTGAATCTACAGCCAGGACTACCGCAGATTCTGCGCTTGCCACAGACATTACTGGACTAGCAGCTACAGTAGGTACAAACACTGCGGCTATTCAAACTGAATCTAATGCTAGGGCAAATGCAGATACTTCATTAGCGGCCAGTATTACGAGCCTTACCGCTACAGTAGGGACGAATACTTCAGCAATAGTGGCAGAGACTTCAGCTAGAACGACTGCCGACAACTCAATTGCTTCTGACATAACGGCATTGACTACTACTGTGGGGGAGAACACAGCAGCAGTAGTGAGCGAATCCACAGCAAGAACCAATGCCGATACTTCATTGGCTTCAGACATTACAAGTTTGGCTACTACAGTAGGGACGAATACTTCAGCAATCACTAGTGAGCAAACAGCAAGAACTAATGCTGATTCTTCTTTGGCCTCAGACATAACTGCCTTGACTACAACCGTAGGTGAAAATGCTGCTGCAATCGTAGCGGAGACTTCAGCAAGAACTACAGCAGATTCTTCTATAGCTAGTGATGTAACTGCCTTGACTACAACTGTAGGCGAGAACACTGCGGCTGTTGTAGCTGAAACTACAGCAAGAACTAATGCAGATACCTCTCTAGCGTCAGACATAACGGCTCTAAGTACTACTGTAGGTGAGAACACAGCGGCTGTTGTAGCTGAAACTACAGCAAGAACAAACGCTGATA